TGACGGTTGATAGTGTGCTATCTGGTAGATAATACTGTCAGCGTCAATAATAGCTAAGTCAAATTGATCGTCTGGTCCAATCATATCTTCCTTTCTTAGTGAACATCTGCGTAGTTAGTACCTACCTTTGCGTCACCACCCATACAAGTGATACCAAACCACTTAGGTGCTTCAACAAAAGCTTCTACAGATAGCTCACGTACTTCTTCTACGTGTTCGTCCTTACATACAACTGCTACTTCATCATGATAATGTAGAGCAAAGTAATGTGGAATGTTTCTTTCTACTAGTTTCTCTTTGAGATACACTGCAGCAGCCTTACAGGTTACGCCTTCAGCTGTCTGTAATAGGTAATTCAAGATCTGATGTGGAGAAGAAACAAATACAAGACGTCCATCTAGACCTCTAATAAATGCTTTTTCTTTACCAAACGCCGAAGAAGTGTTTTGGTATTGTACCATCAATTTATCTTTAAGTTCTTTAAGTCCTGGAATAGACCTTTCAAACTTATCCATAGCCTCTTGACCTATCTTAGCATCTCGTTTACCACTAAGGATAAGACCTAACTTACCAGCACCACCACCAAAGAGGAAGGCATATAAGAAGGGCTTAGCTAGTTTACGAGAGACACTTAGCGCATCAGCATTACGTTGATGTACGTCACCGTTAATTACTTCATTAGTGAATTCATCATTACCAATGTAGTGACAAAGACCTCGCATCTGATTACCAGCAGAGTCGGCACCTACAATAGTAGTTCCAGGCTCACAGATGAGTAGTGACCTCATCTCCTTACCATACACAGAGTCTACTGAAGGTAGGTTAGCAACAACCTCATGACGGCATCTAAAAGTAGGCGTACCGATAGTCCACATACGACCATGTAGTCTATTGTTAGGTGACTTTTTTACTTCTTCAATCCATCCTTCAAGAATACCTTTACGGCTACGTACGGTGTAGTATTCTGATACTAGCATCGCATCGTTTGCTAAATTTTCGAGGCTTGATTCCGTAATTTTCGGAGACTTGTTTACGAATTTACCGTTGATACGCTCAACATTCCATTCATCAGGTACCCATCCAATAGAGTATAGCCAGTCCTTTACTACTTCGATTGACCCTACCTTACCCTGTTCAAAGGATACACGGCAATATGGACCATCAATAGGACGATCTTCCCTACCACTCTCTTGTGTATATCCAAAGTGCTTTACAGTAGCTACCGTATAGCATCCATCTTTACGCCAAGCAGGTGTCTTGTATTCATCAGCTTTATCAATCTTAATGCAGCGCATACCGATCTTAGGTTCTAATACAAGTTCAATAGCATCTAGCTTGTTGTTGATATCTGTTAACAATGATTGAGCGCTAGCCATATCAAACATCCAACCCTTATTACGGATCTCTGCTTCGATAGCTGCAAAGCCCATCTCAGTCTTGATACCTTGTTGGTATGTAGGATGCTTGTTTATAATCTTCATAGACTCTTTAACAAGTTCATGATAGACCTTTACGTTAAGCTCTACATCTCGGATACAGTATGTTAACATCTCCTTAGTGTACTGACTGAAGTCATTGAATTCTAGCTTAGGGAAATCTAGTTTAGAACCCCATCCTTCTAGACCGTGTTTATGATCACGTTTGTACTGATTCATCTGAGACAGAATCCATGTATCGATTACTTGTTGATTTGGTTTTGGACTCCAACCTAATAGGTGCTTCAACACTACCAAGTCATAACCAATAAAGTTATGACCGAAGATAACGTCAGCTGTTCCAATGAACTCTAGACCCTCCTCCATTGAGGGAAGTTCGCTATCATAGTCAGAGAAAGAGTACACAGTACCCTTATCCGAATCAATTGCAACCATACACCAGATCTTAGAGACATCAGGCATAAAGCCGTTAGTCTCTATGTCTACGCATAGTCTTAATTTACTCATACAATTTTCTTTCCATAGTTCTCTGCATAGAAATACTCTAGCATACGGGCTTCCATCTCCATAGGTTCAAAGCAGTAAGCTTCGAATGTATCCTTGTTGTCGTATGTTAAGCCCTTGATTTTAAAGTCTTTTCTACCGCATAAGAATTGACATGCATGAACTATCTCATGACAAAGTATACTAACAAAGTGATCTATCATATACTTGTTAGGTTCCCAGTTGCTTAAGAAGGGATCACGTACCTGTATTAAGATGCGTTGATTGTCCTCAGAAAAGCTAGTGAGACCTTGATTAGAAGCTTCTGCATCATACTCTACCGCACAAATACCAATATGAATTTTCTTATCGGTAATAGGTAAGTTAAACCGTTTACTGTAGTCTATAAGACAATTAGTAAACAGTTCTTTTACTTCCCTTTCTGCAGGTGGTAGACAAGCTACCGATACAGAAATGTTTTTAGGTAACTTATTCTTCATCATCGTCTTCCTTTAACATGACCTTAACATTAGGTGAGCCAAGAGATTCTAGCTCTCTAGCCATACCCAACACTAACTCTTGATATGCTTCGATTTGGTCTTCCATATCTCGGACTTTATCAATAAGATAGTGTAGGTATAGACCTAGAGCGATCATTCCTACAATTATCATCCATGCGTATTCAGTCATAGTAGTCCCGTGTTAGCTAACTCTTTAGCAGAGAATAGCTTTGTGTTACTTGGTTGTTCGTTAACTAATACACCAAGCTTACGTAGGTATTCTACTCCCTCCATAGACTTATAATCGTCTCGATATACGACCCGACTAATTCCGCTGCTGTATATAAGCTTGCTGCAATCAATACAAGGGGCGAGAGTACAATAAAGCGTAGCGTCACTAGTGGAATGGTTACTAGCGGCAACCTTAGCGATTGCAGTAGCTTCAGCATGTAATACTGGATTTTGTTGAGTGTCATTATCAGTTCCTCTAGCAGTACCATTATATGAGAATGAAATAATGTTACTATTTTTAACGATGATAGCACCTACCTTTTTATCCGTAGCATAACTCAGCTTAGAGATTACGTTACAGATATCCATGTACATCACATCCCAGTCACTCAAAGTCTTCGTCTTCTGTTGCTCTGTCATATATCATCTCCATTTCTGACAATGTGTCTAAGAACTCTAGAAATAAACTTGTTGATTCGCTATCAAAGGGGTTACGAATAACTACAGTTATTTCTGTATACCCTTCGGGCGATGTCTCAATTAACATATGCTCCCTCTTTAGGAAAATATTTATACCATTCCTGATATGTTTCCATCTTGTTATGGTATGATTCTTCGATAGCATCTGTATCTAAGTCCCATTGACTAACAAGCATTGTTAACATAAAAGACAACTGACCAATCTCTGTTTGAAGGTTTTCCTTATTGCTGATACCCGTCTCAGGGTGTGTTTGATTAAGACCAAACCTAAATACCTTAGAGATAGCTTGAATTACTTCAGCACATTCTTCTTGGGTATTTAGTGGTAGTATGTCTTCGATGTTCATGTTTTTCCTTTAGTCCTATTAGGTACCGTCTGTTTCTGGATTATAATCTGGGTGTAGCCTTTTAGCTTCATCAATCCCTGCCTGAATAGCAGTGAGGATACCTAGCCTTGTGAGTGCTTCTATCGCTTCTGGTGGGAAGTTGAATTGGTAGATAGCACTACCATCTTCGTTCTCTTTAATCAATGTTACGTTTCCTGTTCCTACTGTTGTCATGTGTTCTTCTCCTTCATATCTTCTCCACGCCACAGGCTCCTGCACAGGTGCTGAACGGGCTTGCTTGATGGCGGTGATGGCTTTGGCAATATGCTCAGGGGTTGGTTCTTTTTCGTAGCGGCACGCCATGTCTTCAAGTTCCAACGCCTCCAGCGCCAGCTTCAGTGCTTCGTCTGTGGTCATACATCCTCCTCCGATAAAAACTCAGCCTTCACTAGATTAGCCGCAACGTGCCAATAGTTATGCGTTCCCCTAGCCGCCTCGTGTTGAATCATTAACAAGTTGATAACGTCCTTCATGTACTGCTTACAAACGTAGTCTTCAACTAACTTGGTAAATTTCTTTAGTTCTTTAGTATAACCTTGAGACCAATCTACTAGTTGTCCTTTGGGTTTCCAAGGTTCATCTCCCCATAAACAGAAGCCAGCCTCAGCAACCAAACGCTCGTATACATCTTTTTTCATGTTAATGCTCCTAATACCATTACAATAATATGCCCGATAAATAAACCTACTACGAAGTAAGCTACGTTTTCAATAGTCATCAGCGGTTTGCGCATCGATATGTCCTAACTTAATCAAGATTTCTTTTATTTCTTTGGGTAGTATTGCTACGCCATCATAGTCAACTAGCTTAAAGTCATTATCAAACCATAAACCACCTCCACATTCATCACCTAAGTTCTTATGTTCGAAATATCCATACTTAGCGATAGAATCAATTGCGACCTCAAAAGATCTTGTGTTAAGTACAGTATCAAAGTCGTATTGTGCCATTAGTCTTTCCTTAAGTTATTGGATAAGTTGTAGTACATACCTGAACGAGTAGCTTTCAGCTGCATGATCAGCATAGTTTCTAGTTCAAGCATTTCTTCATCAGTACCATATGCGAGTATAGTACGTATAAAGCCAGCTGGATTATTTTCAATCTCTTCAAGAACTTTTTCTGATGAACATATATAGCCGTCACTTGTACTGCCCTTATGTTTACCGATATATTTCTTGTCGTTGTGATCTACCCACATATAGACGAACGCTTCACCTTCTTCTCGGTCAGGTATATTTTCTTCCTTGATTGATTCATTCTTGTCGTTACCTTCAAGATGATTAACCCAGATATCTTTGACGTATGCCAGCATATGATCACCCTTAGGTGCTCGCCACATGACTACAAAGGAATCTGTGCCTTCATTCTCACATAGGAAGTCGTATACCCACTTGTTATGTAGACCAGAGTACTCAGTACCATCGATTG